ACTTATGGCTTCTATGGCAAAGATTAATGTGATGTCAATAATAGCTATGGAAGATGCAGTATTTACTGAAACTAACATATCAGGAGAGATAGAGTCTGGACAATACAGAAAAGGTAGATTTGCAGTTAATTATCTTGCTCCTGGTACACAAGTTTCTAAACCAGCATCTAATGTTCCTTATCAGATATTTCAACAAATAGACAGAATAGAAAGACAACTTCGTGTTGGTGGTTCTTATCCTGTTACAGATGATTCACAGTCACCACTTAGTTTTGCAACAGGTAGAGGATTAGAGGAACTAGGTGCATCTATGTCACTAATGATTAGAGAGTATCACACAGTTATGGCAGATGCTATAGAGATGATTGATTCTAAAAGGTTAGAGTGGGATGAAAAAATGTATGGTGGTAAATCTAAAGACTTATCAGGATATTACAATAATCAATTTTATTCAGAAAAATATGACCCTGTAAAAGATATATCAGGTTCTTTTAAAACCAGAAGAGTATATGGAGCTATGGCTGGATATGATGAGCCACAAAAAATAGTAACAGGGCTGCAATTACTCCAAGCAGGTATTATTGATACACAAACACTACAAGAAAACCTAGATGGTTTAGATAATATTGTTAGAGTAAATGAAAGAATTACAAAAGAAAAAGCAGATAAAATACTTTTTGATACATTATTGGCTCAAGCACAACAAGGAGACCCTAAAGCTACTATGGCTGTTGTGCAGATAAGAAAGAATCCAGATGATATGCAAAACATTTTGGATAAGTTCTTTACTGCAGAAGAACCAGAAATACCAAGTGCAGAACAAGAATTGCTTGGAGGAGGTTCCCTACCACCACAGGGTCCTCCACCAGGCATAGCACAGTTATTACAAGGTATGGGTGGATAATGTCAATGAATAAAGATTTTGCAGATATAGTACACAATTCGTTAGGTGATATTGATGAAAAAGGTGATGCTATTATTTTTCAATCTGGAGATGAAGCAAAAATATACCATGACCAAATGCCACCATTAGCTTTTCCTTTTGGTTATATGATTATTAGTTCTACATTTATGTTTTATGATGATGAGGAGAATGAAGATGGCAACGAGGAGTTCTAGTAACAAAGGTCAAGCCACAGCAAGAGAGTCTACTTTAAGAAATAGACAATCTGCTGCATTTGATGGTAGAAGTACAAATGTACAACCTGCAGCAATTAATACAAATGACAATACACGAGGAATTATACCTGGATTAACTGCTGGTATGACTTATGGCGAAGGTGAAGATATCAAAAACCAAGTTGCAGAAGGTGGAGGTTTACCTGCTACAGCAAGAGAGACAACTTTAAGAACAAGACAAGTAGATTTTTTAAACAACAATATTGACAGAGCTACAGAACGAGAAGAAGAAAGTATAATGACTGGTGCTGAAACAATTCAACCTGGTAATTATGCAGTTTCTAATTCACAAAACTTTCCTATTGCTAGACCTGGTACAGAGTATAAAAATGCAGATATGGTTTCTGCTTATGTACAATCAGGTTTTAATGATGATATTTTAAATATATTAATTAGAACTACCTAATGGTATATCCAGAGTATAGCCAATCTAAAAAGGCAGAACAAAATTCTATTACAGATAAATATCTTTTAGACAAACAAAAAGAAGTAAAATTTAATTCTGTAACACCACAAGAAGCAGAAAACATAAAGCAGTTAGCTAGTGTATATAGTTTTGCACCTTCTGGTCTTTTAACAGAGTTAGGAAAAAATGGTTTAAATGTTAAACAAGCAGAACCTTATGTTTTATCTTATGTAAATAGTTATGCAAATGATGGTAGAACTATTAGAAACAATGCAAGAGATTTTCAGTTATCTAATGCAGGTATATATAACTGGATGCAAACATTAGAATCTGCAGGTAAAAGAGCTGCACAAGATGATAGAAATGTATTTGAAAAAACTAAAGGGCAGTTTAAAAAATTTGTACAAGTTGCATCAACTGGTATGGCAGCTTACCCACAATTTGTAAGTAGATTATTAAAAACTTATATGATTGCTAGAGGTGAAGCAATTAAAAAATCTGTAGAAGAAGGTCAAGATATATCTTATATAAAAAATGGTGAAGAGTATTTAGACTTAACAAAAGCATTTACTAATCCAGTATTTATGAAAGAATTTTTAAATCAAGTAAAACCAGAGTACACAGGTGGCAAAGAAGATTTAACAAAAGATTTTATACCTTTTTTTGATGGTGGACCAGCATTTGAAAAAGCAGGACCATCTGCGTTAACAGTTGGATTTGAACAATTTGGTGATAAGTTTTTTGATTTAGAAAGACCAGGAGATGAATCAGGATTAGGTAACAGTTGGTTTCCATATTTTGGTTCTGGTTCTGAAGCATGGGATGAATCAAATAGAAGAGGACAGTTGTATGCTAAATTTAAAGGTTCAGCTTTTTCTGCTACTACAGAAGCACAACCTGTAACAGCAGGAGGTTTAGTAGCAGGTGAATTTGTAGATGCTAATACAAACGCATATAGAAATATATCTGGTGCTATTGATGGTTTATTATTTATAAGAGGTGATTTGGGAAACAAACTACAAGGTATTTCACAAAGCACTAGACAAAGATACAAAACATTTGGACTAATAAAAGAAGTAGGTAAAGATGGAGTTACTAGATTAAGAACTGTTAATAGAGAAAAGGCTATTAATTATTTTCTTAAATCAGATGAAGGTGGACAAATAATGAAAGCCTGGTCTGAAAATTTAGATGACACAAACTTAATTGTTAAACACTTTACTCCAGAAATGTCACAAGATTTAATTAGGGCAAGTAATTTAGGAACACCAAAACAAAAAGAACAAGCAGTAAGAAATGCTTTTGAGAAATGGGTGTTTAGTGACCCTAAAGGAATGCCTAGTATGCCACAAGGGTATCAATGGAATAAAACTGTAGAAAGCATTGGTCTTAATAAAATATTTAACAACTTATCTAATAACAAAGAAAAAGAAAAAGCAAGAAGGCTTTGGGGTGATTGGACTCCTAAAGATACTTTTGTATGGCAAAATCAAGCAGAAGTAATTGAAAATACAAGAAGATTTATTATTAATTCAAGAATACCTGCTACACAAGGAAACAAATTATTATCAAGTTTTGTTAATGCTACACTTCAAAATACAAATCCTGGTATAGGTTACACAACACAAAAACAGGTATTTAATAAAATATTAGATGCTGCTGGTGAAGCAATGACAGAAGCTAAGGAAAGACCAGATGTTATTGAATCTTTTTTAGATATTACAAAAGGTAACTTAAGAGGATTTAGTACAGAAAATGTAGGTAGTTATTGGGTTAGTGATATATTAAGTTGGCACAATGTTAAAACAGCTACTAATAAAGCTATAAAAGGTTTTGAAGGAATATTTCCTGGTCAACGAGCTAAGTTAGATGATTTGGGTAAAGAAATTGTTATTGATGGTCAACCACAAAAAGTGCCAACACCTCATTTAGCACAACAATTACTTAAAGAAAGTATAACTGTTCCTGATATGAGAAGTATTAGAAATAGTACAGGTAGAGTTTCTAAAGGTATTAGAAATATGGAATTAGCTTATGGTAAAAAAATTGCACAAGGTATTGATAAATATTTTGACAAAGATTTAGTTGCTACAGGATGGTTTGAAAAAAGTAGAATTATTGATAGCCCTAGATTAGCTACTCGTTCTCTTATAAATTTAATGTGGGGAGTACAAAAAGGTATATGGACTCCACTACAGTTAATTACGAGAATAGCTTTTCCTGTAAGAATAACAAGTGATGGTCAAGCAAAATTAGCAGCAGATGGTTACCCCTCATTATTTAAACATCCTATGGAATATTTTGGTTTACTGTTAGGAAAAAATAATAAAACATTATCAGGAGAAGTTGTAACAAAAACAGAGGCTTTTGGTAGGGTTTCAAGAGACAATACAAGATTATACTTTGGCGATAATGTTATAGAAAATCTTAAAAAAGGATATGACAAGTATGCTATTGATGATGCTTTTACAAATCCAAAATTAAAAAAACAATATTTAACTGCAGTATTAGAAGAAATAAAATTATTAAATTTAGGTAAGTTAACAAATATAGTTGCAGATAATTTATTAAAAAATGTTAGTGAATCAACATTAGCTAAAAGATTATTTAGAGGTGACTTAGATAACCTAAGATTAGATTATCAAACAAGTTTATTAGATGACAACATGACACCTGGTAATGCTTTATCAACCTATGAAAAAACATTAGCTTATGTTGATACACTTTATCAAAGAGTTAAAGAAGTTACTAATGACCCTGCAATATTAAAATTTATTGCTAGTGGTTCAGACACTTTAGAAATAGTTAATAAAAAAGGTGTTACTGAATCTTTAAAAATAATAGATGTTCCACAAGGTAGCACTATATCTGAAATGTTTCAAACAGTTAAAAGACAAGCAATAGATGATAAAAAGTTTTATAAATATTTAGAAAATTCATTTGATGAATTAAGACCATTAATAGAACAAGAGTTAGCTAAACCAGGTGGTAAACCTATTTTTATGGGATTTCCATTAGTGCAACAAGGTAGACCATCATTGAAACTTACAGATGTTAAAGAAGCACAAAATCAAATTAAAAAAGTATTAGATGCTGCAGTAACTGCATTGTTTGAATTTCCAGCAGGTATTGAAAGAGCTTTTAACAGAAGTCCATTGTATAGAACAGTAAGAAGTAAAACTTATGGAGATGCTTATTTTTTAATGGATGATGCAACACAAAAAAAATTTATTAAGTCATTAAATAAATTACCAAAAATGTTTTCAACAAAAATAAAAAATGACAAATTTATAAAAGGTATGGAAAAGTTTTTTGATTTAGATGCTTTAAATAAAAGTACAAAAGAAATTATTTTAGAAGCTATTGAAGAGTCTAAAACTAAAAAACCACCAACAGGAACACAATTATTTACAAGTCTTGAAGAAGTAGAAACTTTTGTAGATGCTAGAGCATTATTTATACACAACAACTTGTTATTTAATTTGTCAGAAAGAGGTTACTTTGCAGATGTAACAAGACTTATGTACCCATTTATGGGAGCATACATTGAACAAGCAACTACTTGGACAGGTGTATTATCAAGAAATCCTTTTGCTATAAGAAAAGCAGGTTTAGTAGTTAATGGAGCTGAACAAGAAGGTTGGATAAATGAAGGACCTAATGGAGAAAAGTATTTTACTTATCCTTGGATAGGACCTGCAGTAGAAGAAAATTATTTTTATGACCAAAGTGAAAAAATAAAAATAAATGCAAGTGCTCCTCTTCAAGCTATAAATATGGTTACACAAGGTTCTGGACCAGGAGCAGGACCATATTTACAAATACCAGCAGGTTTATATATACCAGATAAACCTGAGTTTGATTTACTTCAAAAACATTTTAATCCTTTTGGGGTAAAAGTTACTGATGCAGAATCATTTAAAAAGTATGGTAAAACTTATTTATTGCCTTCATATATGGTAAAAGCTATAACAGCTTGGACAGAGGGTGAAGGAGTATTTTCTGATGAATATTTATGGAATACACACTTAGTGCAAACTGCAAAAGCATTAGCAGTAACAGGTTCGTACATTAATGATGCAGGTGAGATAGTCAGCGTTATGAATGATGCAGGTGCTTTAGACCAAGACAAATTGTTAGAAGGTGCAAAACAAGTAGGTACTTCAACATTATTAGTTAGAGCGTTCAATCAGTTTTATTTACCTGCAGGATATTCGTATGACTATAGGCTTAGAACAGATGCACAAACTGTTAAGGATTATGGTGAGTTTTTTGGTGAAGATGTAGAGCTTGGTATAGATGGTGAAGGATATTTAAGATTTTCTGCAATTATGTCTGTTTACAATAATTTAAAAACAGTATTTGATGGTAATGATGAAGCAGCAATATTAGCAATGACAGAAATACTAGGTGCTAATTGGCTAGAAGGTGGCGAAGGTATAGAACCACTAACTTACTTAACAAGAGGTTCTAGCTACAACGAAGCTGGTATAAGAAGTACATCAGAAGTTGGATTTAATTGGGAAAGAAGTAATGCTAATTTAGAAGAATACATACCAGATATATTTGGTTTGTTTGCACCAGCCCCTATGCCAGGTGCAGATTACTCTTATGAAGCAAGATTTGCACAAAGAAGAAAAGGAAATATATTAAAACTAACAGCTGAAGAGTGGATAGAAGAATCACAAAAAATAGCTGGTGGTCGTATGTGGTCTTATCAAACATTATTAAAAGAACAAGAAGTAGGTAGAGAACTTACAATGCCAGAAAAAGGTAAAATATTTGAAATGGTTGATACTATGTTTCCTAATTGGTATGTAAAGTCTGTAACATTATCACAAGATGTTACAAGATGGAACGAATTAGAACAAGCTATGGGTATAGATGTTAGAGGTAAAGATAAATTACCAAAAGATATTTTAAAGCAAATACAAGAAAGTCCATTGTATAAACCATTAAAAGAATATATGGATGTTAGAGAAGCAACATTAGTAGAAATTGGTAAAATAAAAGGAATAACTAACAAGTATGGCAATGTTGCTAGTCAACATTATTATCTAAAAAATACAATGTTGACACAACCATATAGAAAAAACTTACAAAAAATAGGTGAAAGATTATCCTATCAAAGTGCAGAGTTTGCTATATTTTGGAACTTAATAGGTTCTAAAGAGCTAAATAAAGAGTATTATGAAGATAGAGAAGGCAACATAATATCTGTCTTAGAAGAGTTAGAAGATTAAATGATTACAGTATATGGACCAAATGGTGAAACAAAAAAAATAAATGCTAGGTCAGTTGTTGAATGGATTGGTAATAATCCTGGTTGGTCATTAGATAATCCTGCAACTGAATTAGTTGATGAATCTGAAAAATCAATAGACATTATAAACCAAGCATTATTAGGGGAGACAGGTGCAATAGCTGAAAAAAAAGTAGAAGAAATTACAGAAGAAGTTTTATTGCAAACAGAAAATGGAATTTATTATTCTGGAGTGCCAAGTGTTTTACCAAATAGTAACTGGGATGGTGTAACAATAGATGAAAAGTATGTACCAATACAATCTGCATATCCTGGTATAAAAATAATACCAAGTTTTGAAGGTGACTTGTATTTATCTGGACCTAATTTTAATGCAGTAAATATTAGTAATATGCAGGACTTGTTAGAAGATGCAGGATATTTAACTGCAGGTTATAACCCAGGAGTAAATGATGCCTCTACTAAACAAGCAGTAAGAGCTTGGTTTGCTGATGTAAATGGTGCAAGGTTAAATTCATGGGCAAATGGCAATAATATTAATATAGACCCTGTAGAGTTTTTAGGTAATCAAATAAACAATAGATTTCAAAGTGAGTTAAAACAAATAAAAGATTACACACAAGAAGTATTACAAACTGTTGATAGAGGAAAGATGCTTAGAGATGGTGTACAAAAACTTGTTGGCAACAGAAGAGATTACACAAATGCAGAACTAGATGCTTTTAGAGATAGCATGAATGAGTTAATAAACCAAGAAATAAAAAGAAATGAAGATATAGCAGTTTTTAAATTAAAAGAAGAATTTGGTAAATTACCTGACCCAGAAGCTGTAGCAGATTTAGGTTTAGAAGGAGCTGAAGGTGCTGCGTTTATGACACAAGCAGAAAAATTAGCAACACAACCTGAAACATTTAGTGCATCAGAAGCATTCATAGAAAAATATGGACCAGAATATAAATCTTTTAGGGAATACCCAGAGAGACAGGCAAGAGCACAATTAAACTTTAATAATGTGAATAGGTCTATATTAGGTACATCAATGAGGATTGATTAATGGAAGCAGAAACATATTCATTAGAAGAAGTAATTGCTGCTTTAAATAGTGTAGGTTATGTTGATGAAAATGTAATTAATTATATGGTTCCTATAATTGCTTACGAGTCAAGAGTAAATGGAATACCTTTTACACAGGATGCTAAAGACCCTACATCAGATTCATGGGGAATATATCAAACAAACATAAACACAGAAATGTCAGCTATTTATAAAGTATTAGTAGATGAAGGTATAGAGTTACCAGGTCTTACTGATGAACAAAAAAAACAATTAGAAACAAATATTGTTCCAGATAAAAATAACAATGGTGAGATAGACCCTGGCGAAGATAAAAGAAAGTTTACTAATGCACAAAAAAAGGTAGTTAGAGAATTTTTAAAAAATGCAGATTTAGAAACACAAACAAAAATTTTTGTAAATATGTATGATATAAAATCAAGCGAAGTAAATTCTGATAAACCAGAAGATGTAATGGAAGAATTATATTTTAATACAACAAGAAAATTTTATAATGATAAACAACCAGAGGCACTTGAATTTAAAGCTAAGATGGATAAAGAAGTAAAATTATATACTAAGAAAAAAATGGAAGATGATTACATAATGGAAAAAGAAAAACTTAATCAGGAAGAAATAGATAAGTTTAAAAGAATGGCTGCTAGTCAAAATGTAAAACCAACTATTGACCCAACTGTAAGAACACCAAGAGAAATGGAGTTTGCAGATAAATATAAAACACCTTTAGACCCAGCTTTAAATAGCTCTTTAATAAATGTATATTCTACATTGTCAAAAGCAAAAAAGAAAGCTATTGATTCAGGAATAGAGATACTTTAATGGTAAAAGTTTATAGAAAAGATTTAGGATTTGGAGAAGGTACAGATGGTCAAAATTATTATGAAGTATCAGAAGAAAGAGCTAAAGAATTATCTTTAGTTGGTTACACAACAAATCCTTTAGAAGCAAATGTAGGTAGAGCAGACCCTGGTGGTTCTATATATACAGGTGTAGATACAGCAGATAAATATATAAATGAAGATGTTACACCTACACAAGATACAACAGCACAAACACCAGAACAAACACCTGATACAGAAGTTGTAGATATAGACCTAATGGCTATACCTAAAGGTGCAGAGTTTTGGAACTATGAAGGAAATATAGCTATTGTATATAGGATACCTGGAGACCCAAATGCTACACCACTAAGATATACATCTAGTCAAGAAGATTTAGTAGCAATTTTTGGACCTATAGAAGCAGAAAACATAACATTTACAGAGCCATCTAAAGATGATTGGGATAGAAGTTTAGTATTTGGTAACTCTGTAGAGTTGTATGACCCATCAATAATAGACCCTACTAGAAGTCCTTGGGAATCATTCGTAGGTGCAGTAGAAAAACAAGCAGCAGTTAGACCTTGGTTAAAGTCTGAAGAAATGTTGTATCTTTTAGCAGAATCAACTTTAGAAGGTAGAACAGTAACTGATGCAGAATGGGAATCTACTGAGTGGTGGAGAACACATACACAAGCAGAAAGAGAATGGTTATTACTAGCACAACAAGTTAATCCTGACACAGGCGAAGTAATGACTAAAGATGCTTTAGAAAAAGTATTTGATGACAGAATCAAAATTAAAAACGCTATGGTTTCTGCAGGTATATTCAATTTATCTGATGATTTAGTTAATTGGGTGTCAGAAAAATTTACAACAGGACAATGGTCAGGTACTTATACAGATGAACAAATAAAGTTATTAGCTGACCCACAGTTACCTGGAGATATAGATACAGGTATGCAAACATTTATAGACCAAGGTGGAGTTACATTTGATACTACAAGAGCTGGTGAAAAACAAGTTAAAGATTTAGTATCACAATGGTGGGGTCCTATATTTGGTGCAAATGTTAAGCAAAGCCAAATAGAACAATGGTCAGGTATGTTAAGAAATGACCCTAATGGTGAAATAAAACTTATAGACAAACTAAAAGCATCAAGAAAAAGTTTATTTCCAGCGTATGATGAAGATTTAACTTATGAAGAAATAGCATCACCTTGGAGAGGATTTGTACAGAATGCTTGGGGTCAGAATGTAGATGATGCTTCTGATGTAGTACAAGAAGTTATAAAACTAAATGATACAGTTAAAGCAGGACAATATTTGTTTAAAAAAGGTTTAGAAGATAATGTAGCTAAACCTACACAAGAAGCATTAAAAGCTATGTCACAAGCATTTGGTCAAGGTCAAAGAGGTAGAGCATAATGGATGAGTTTTTACAATTAGCAAAAAGTTTATTTCCATATTTACCAGATGAAGTTATAAACAAATATGTAGATTATTATGCTGACTCAGACAAAAATATAGATGTAGCATTAGGTAAATTAAGACAAGACCCTATCTATGATGATTACTTTCCAGGTAATAAAAGAGCAGATAGAACAGTTAGATACAACGAAGCAGAGTACTTAGCAGTAAAAGAAAGTTATAAATTATCTTTAGAAGATTATGGATTAAATCCTGAATTATTTGATGATACATTTAGCAATTTAATAGCTGGTGATGTGTCTCCTTCAGAATTTAAAACAAGAGTAGATATTGTTTTTGAAGGAATTAAATCTAACATTCCACAAGTTAAAGAATTTTATAGTGCTAATTATGGTGTTGATTTAACTGATGAAGCTATATTTGCATCTGCTATAAAACCAGAACTAGGGGAGCAAATATTAAATAAACAAATAGCAGTATCACAGATAGGTGGAGAAGCAAGAAGAGCAGGATTTGGAGATACTATATCATTAGAAAAAGCACAAGAATTACAAGCTGCTGGTATTACACAATCACAAGCAAGACAATTATTTCAAGAAGCACAATTAGAAGTACCAAGAATACAAGAGTTACAAGCTAGAGGTGGTAGAGCAGTAGCAGAAGAAGATGTATTTGGTGTTGAAGAGTTTACAGAAGCTGCAGTATTTCGTAGTCCAGAAGAGTTAGAAGAACTTAGAGTTTTAGAAGCAGAAGAAGCTGCTAGATTTTCTCCAGTAGGTGGACCTGCTAGAAGAGGTCGTGGGGTACAAGGTTTAGTACAAGAATAAACTTGACATACTATATATAGTGGTATAATGAAATTGTCGCATAGTGGTAGTCTGCGAATATAAATTGACTCTGCACCTCCAGCTTATAACTGGCGTGTAAGCTGCGTATTACAATTCGCCTAGTATCTGAATAGCCCAGAAGTGGCTGACAATTCA